CGGGGCAGCAGGTATGGATGCCTCTCATGTCAATTCTCCTATCGGGCCCTTCGGCCATCTTGTTCTCCGGAAAATCCCGGCCCCGGGGCCCCTTGCGGGGCCCGGGACAGGGCCAACCCCGGGGAGAAGGCCAGGATTGACGGGTGAGCTACTGAACCTTTACGAGATCCAGATGAATCTGGAAAACACCCTGTGTGGCGGTCGAGCCGCTCCAGGTCAACTTGACCTGGCGGGCGTTAGCGGTCGTCACGATGGGCGCCTTCAAGGTGATCAGGGTGTTCGTGGTCGCGACGTTAAGCATCGTGATCCCGGTGGATTGCATGTTGCGGCCGGCCGTCAGCAGGTCGTTCGCGGACACAACGTGCACGGCGCTGGTAGCGGTCACCGGCAGCACAGCCGTTGTGGTCTGAACGAACCCGCCGCGAACGGCGGTCCCAACAGGCAACTGGGGACCAATGTCGACCACGCCCGTTCCGCCCTCACGGGCCACGGAATACGTGAACGAAATATGGCCGACCCGGTCGTCCTGGTGCGGGATCTTGCTCTGGTCTTCTTGAATACTGGCGGAACGAACGCCCGCGGCGACCTCTTCGAGAGTGGTCACCGTGAAAGTCGTGCCGTCAGCATTGGTAACAGTCACCGCCTGGGCCGACAGGGCGAGCGCCCCGAACAGCAAAGCGGCACTGGCGAACTGGATGAACTTTTTCATGATTTGATTTCCTTCCATGACGGGTTGTCCGGGGCCCCCGCTTTCACGGGAGCCCCGGCTCGGGTTAGGCGTTCACCTTGACGGTGGCCGCCGTGGTCAGGTTCGTGTAGGCGCCGAGCTTGGCGTACTCCGTCGCGTCGAACGCGAAGACGTACGTCGGAGCCGCGGCATCCTCGACCAGCGTGCCAACGGCTTCGACGGTGTCGACGCCCTTGACGGTGATGGCCGCGCCGATCGGAGCGCCCAGGAGCTTCGCCAACGTGGCCGTGAAGGTCAGGTTGGTGGCGTCCAGGTTTCCGGTCTCGGGGGTCGCGACCGCGAGGGTCGTGGTCTTTCCGGCCGCAACCGGTTCCTCGGTGCCCGTGATGCACGCCGTCGGCCAGGTCTGGGGACAGCGGCGGTAGGCAAAGGCCATCGCGCGGGTGCTGTACCGCAGGGGCTTCGGGAATGCCGCCATGCGCATGCCGTGGTACCCGATTTCCCGGTAGGGGTTCGCATCGGACTGGTAGTTGATCCACATCCAGTCGCCGCTGAATCCCGGCGCGGGCCCAAACGAGGTGCCGCCGGAGAGGCTGTCCACCTTGGGCGGGATCCGGATCCGGTACACGTCGTTGAGGAACACCACCGCCACCGCGATTTCAGCCGCGATGTATTCGGGGTTGAACTCGGGGAGGTTGCCGATCGTGATCGCACGGCCTTCGCGCATCGGAAGGACACGCCGGAACCAGAGCTTCCCGTCGGTGCCGAGCTTCCAATACTTGAACCGCATCTGCCGGTTGTCGTGGATGATGCCCCAGCCACGCAGATTCTTGAAGGTCTGCGTGTAGTTCTCGAACAGCATCTCGGGCTTCGCTTCGCGCATGTCGGCCCGGAGATCCGGATCGTCACGCAGCATCTTGTCGAAGTCCATCAGGTTCAGCGCAAGACCGAACGTGGGCAGCCCGGCCTGATTGCTCACCGCGGCGCCCGGGCATTCGCCGGACAGCCACATGTGGTAATAGTCCAAGAAGGACATGTTGATGGTCGAGACCTCGACGCCGGGGTCGATCTTGAGCACCGTGACCCGCTCGGTCGCCCCGTACGGACCTTCGGTATAGTCGTAGGTCGTGTTGGGGTCGTAATCGAACTTCGGATTACCCTCCATCGGGGCGCCCGCGGTCAGGACGTACAGGTTGTCGTTGTCCGACGCGAACTTCATGTACATCTCGCGGGCGTACACTTCCCAAGCCTGGGAAGTGATCATCACACCCATCGAGTAGATGTAGCCAACCTGGCGGCGGGCTTCCTCGGTCCACATGGCATCACGGACGGCAGTGACGGGGGACCGCCACTCGGTCTGGGCGCCGGTGTATTCCTTGGACTCCACGCTGAAGCCGTAGGTCTGCGGATCATGGATCGTGCACGCGTTGTACCCGCCGTCACTGCCGGAGGCGGCGGTCGAAATCTGAAGCGGTTTCCACTCGGAAATGCCGGCTTGCGGGCCGAGTCCAGGATGCCAGATGTTCTGCTTCTGGGACAAACCGCTGAAGAGCGGGTAGGCTTCACGCGCGATGCGGTCGCGGAAAAGCATGGGGTGTTCACGATCGTACTTCTCGAGGAACGGATCGAAACGTTCGGTCAGGTCAATCAGACGCTGCTCGAACGAAGAAACGACGAACTGGTCGCCGGGTTTGAATGACATTTTACTGCCTCCGAATAATGGTTTCTGGTCTTGCAATCACGCACCGTGCGCGATCGCGCTCGGCCTGGTGCAAGCCAACTAGCCACCATTCCCGCTGCCCGGGCATCGGAGGGGAGGCACCCTCGATAGTCTTGTCCTCTATGGTTGAAAGAAAACCATAGATGTCCAAAATTGTCAACGACAATTTTCAAATAAAAAGCGCCGCCCGATAAAGGCGGCGCCAGCAACGGCTACAACTCGTCAAGGCTTCAAGAAGTCATTTACCATATCTTCCAAGGGCTCAGGCCCCTCAAGCCGCGCAGGCTTCGTCGGCTTCGGGGCCGGTTGGCCCGGGAGCACCTGGCCAAACCGCGGAGACTGCCCAACGACGGCCTTGTACTCGGCCTCCAGGGCGGACAGCTTCTTGCCCTGCTCGACATACCGTCGCCGCAGATCCGCCGCCGTCAGCCCCTCGGCCACGAACGGGGCCAGTTTTTCGGGATCGTTTGAAAGCAACAGCCCCTTGAGCGCCTGTTTGCGCTCGGCCACGCCTCGGTTCCAGTCCTCATTGTCCTTCACTTCCCGGAAGTACGGGGAGCCCAGAGCCACGGCCTCCTGCACCGCTTTCTCCGTGACGGCGTCGATCTTCCCGGCCAACGCCGCCAGGCGCGCGCGGGACTCCGCCTCGTTGATGGCCGCCGCCGTTTCCTTGGATTTCTCCAGCGCCGCGGCACGGGACTGGGCCACTTCGTCGAACTGGGTCAAATAGGCCAAGATCGTCCCCTTGACAGACGGGACCGCTTCATCCAGTGCGTACTCGCGCGCCGACGGTTTTTTCTCCGCCACCAACGAGCGAACGAGTGTCGTGGCCTGCGCCTGATCGACCCCCTCCGCCACCAGCGTCTGGATCATACGCTGCCCAAGCTGGTTGAGCTTGTCGTCATATTGCTTCCTGAACTCCGGACTCCGAGACAAGTCAATGCGAGCCAGCTCCTCAACCGCCTTCTGAGCCTCCTGCTCCTTGGCCTCCAGCTGCTTGCGAAGCTCTGCAACCTGTTCGGCGTCCTTGGCCTTGGCAGACAGCTCATTGACCTTGGAAGTCAGTTCCTGCAACCGCCGGCGGGCCTCCTTGTGGGCGGCTCTCTCCTTGGCGAAGGCGTCGCGCTGCTTCTTTTCCGGCAACTTGCCGATCTCATCATCCTTCAACAGGTCCGGCGGCATCCCGCCGTCTTCCGGCTTCGGGGCAGACGCGGCCGCCAATGCTTCCGGGGACAACGGGTCGAACTCGGGTTCCGGCGCCGTTACCTTCGTCGCGGGTGTTGAACCGTCCTTCGACTGGGCTGCCGGCTGGGCTGCCGGCTGGGCTGCCGGCTGGGCTGCCGGCTGGGCTGCCGGCTGGGCTGCCGGCTGGGCTGCCGGCTGGGCTGCCGGCTGGGCTGCCGGCTGGGCTGCCGGCTGGGCCGTCGAGGCGGTACCAGCGCCTTCGCCGTCCTGCAGAAACGAGTCGATCTCGTCGCTGATACTTCCAATAGAAACGTTCTCGGGATTCTCCGGCAGAGTTTCTGTTACAACGGGATTCATGTGTTCTTCTCCTTACTGTTTTTTCTTCGCCGGTTTTCCGGCAGCGGCTTTCTTTTCATATTCCAGGATCTCTTGCTCGGAATACCCATAGTTTTCCCGCAAGATGCGACGCTCCTCCGCACTGATCTGACCGTCCACCTGGGCCAGCATGCGAAGCGCCTCGCTGCGATTGTTCACCATCACGACAAGACTCTTCAGCATCTTGGCCATCCAGGCCGCCCCGGCACAAAACGCCCCGAACGACGCTTGCACGTGGGGCTCGCGCTCCCACGGAAACATGTCGCCGCGAACAGCTCCCAGCGCCAAGTCGACCAACTTCTCGCCGCCGCCGGCCAACCAGGCCGCATGGGCATCAAGCGCCTTTGGGTTTCGCGCCAGATACTCGAACAACTCATGCCGGACTACCGGCGTCTCTGTCTTCTCCATCATGTTCTCCTGGTTCTTCTCCCCGGGGTCTGCCTAGTCTCGTCTTTTCGAATCATCCAGATCCTGCTTGCGGCGGGCAATTTCTTCCTCCAGCGCCATGCGGCGCTCCGCCATCTCGCGCTCAAGCTGCTGACGCGCCTCAGCCGACTCGCGCTTGATCTGCTCCTGCTGTTCCTTTGCCCACTGACGCGTCTGGGCAAGGGCCTGTTGGTGCATGGCTTCAAGCTGAGCGTCCAGTTCGATCTTTCGCAGCTTGACCTGCGTCTCGCCGTTCATGCGCTCCTCGAGCTCCTTCATCACCATCTGTTGGCGCTCCATCTCAATGCGCTGAGTCTCTTCTGCCGTCTTCGCGGCTTCCTTCTCCACGCGACGATAAAACACGACAAGCTCCTTGACCATGTTCGCCGCCCGGGCCACGAAGTCTTTGCGGCTCTCATCCTGAGCCAGGAACCTGAGATGCTCTTCGCAATTCGGCAACGCCGCGGAGAAAGTCCGGAGAATGGCCTGCGGATCGACCGCGCCGCCCTGCGGGTTGTCGTATGCCTGGACCATGCCGCCAAGCAGCTCGAAGTGGATTCCGAGATGGACCGTGTGCAACTGGTCGCTTCCGGCCGGGACGTAGCTGCCTTCGCGGAAATCGTTGTTCTCCAGCGTGGCGATGGACTTCTCGTTGGTGGGGATCTGGTCGCGACTGCCAAGCGGAAACACGGAATCCACCTCCCGATACCCGATAAGGGATGCCACATACTGGCGCTCGACGTGCCTGCGCCCGGCCTCGTCCATCGCCCCACGAAGCTGCATGAGTTTGCCCCAGGTCACCTCCCGCGCATCCGGGCTCCCGCCGCCAATGGCCCGGTTGACTTCGACCACAAGCGCCTTGTCGTGCTGCTCGAACAAAAACTCCGGTACCCCGCGAACCAGGCAGCGCTCGCGAAACGCCTTCGCCTCTTTCGCACCGGGGACCGTGTCGGACATCTTCGACACTTTTATCGCCCGCCGGAAAACCTCGCGGTGGAAGTCCGTCCACATCATGTATTCAAAGTTGGCGCTGTTGGACTCCAAGCGGAACTCACGGCGCCGCTCGGAAATAATCTCTTCCGTCGAGCGGGTACCTCTGGCGTTGACTTCCATCTGCTCCGGATTCATCCGAGTCATGCCTACGTTGTTGGCATAGACGCCGCGCACGGCCATCCGCAACTGGAGCAACCGGTCGATCGGAGGCGCAAACGCAGACTGCACCGCCTGCAAGGTCGGCGGGATAATCGTGGAAGGGCCGAGCCGAACCATCGAGGCCCCGTCGGCATCCCAGCCCTGCTGCGCCTGCAGCAGCAAGCCGCCGGACATCATGCCGCCGTCCAAAGCCGTGTTGAGCATGCGGTTCGAAATCTCGCAGTACGGAGCCAGATCGTGTCCCAGCCCATCCACCGAGCCAATCATCCCCTCGCCGTACGAGTACGGGTTGAGCCAGATCGCCTGGGACATGCTGTCGAACTGCTCGAGCTTCTTGAAGATAAAACTCTCCGGCTGATATTCACTCATCGCCGGGTCGACGTCGATGTAATGGGAAACTTTATCCGAGACAACCGATTTGATGAGATACCGGACCACCGGAATGGTCTCGAGTTCGAACACGGCAACGTCCGCGGGCTTCGCCGCGCGCCACGCCTCGAACGCCGCCCACTGCCCGATCACGTCGTCGCGAACGGACGGGGGCTCCGCCGTCGTCTCCGCCTGCGTCGTCTCATTGAACATGGACAACACAAGCGCGCGCAGCTCCTCCACGTTCCAGCCGGCGATCTTGGCGGCTTCCACGTTCTCCGGGTCCAGCTTGGGCAGCACATCCTGGAGCAGAAGCGTATCGCGAATCACGCACGCCGGAACAGACTTTGCCAGAGGAGGGTATTTCGGGTCCGTGAAAAAGCTGTACTTCGGAACCCGCGTGGGCCGCCAGTCCAAATGATCCTTCCACGCGGCCACGCCGAGCCCGACCTTGATGCGGTCCCTGGAGATCTGGTCGATCAACAGATAATTCTCCGCCCAGTCGACGTTGAGCATGTACGTGTACTCTTCCGCGATGATCGCGCCGTAATCCTGCAGGGGATTCGGAGACTGGTATTCCCGGTACTCCGGACGGACGTGGACCTTGATGCGGTCCCCGATGTCCATGTGGAGGTCGTATGCCGTGTCCGCGCGATTGTTGACAATGCCCTTCATTTCACGGGCATTCAGGTTCGCCCGCCACCCCTGCCCCAACCCGTGAAGTTCGGCGTCGCTATACGGCGCCTCCCCGCGATGAATGGCCATGACCCGCGCATCCGCCTTGGCCACCGCCATCAGCGCCTCACGGTACTTCTTGTACATCGTGCGCCCGACCATCGGATTGCCGAGACGGTCGTCGACGGGACGCGCCTTGTCGTCGATAGTCAGAATCACTTCTTGTTCGGCTTCAGGGAGCCGGGTATTCGACTTCGTACTGCGTTTCATTATTCGGCTCCTCCGGCAGGCACGCGGGGGTACCGTGCAGCCAGCAGTTTTCGGGGTAATGGTGCTTCGTCGTCAATGACAACAGCTCCATCGAAATGTGTACCTTCGTCTTGATCAAACACCCGCAGGACTCGCATGTATCCAGGACGGAATCGTACGGAGTCGTCCTCCCCGCGCGCTCGTACATGGAAAACAAATCCATGAATTCGTTCCCTGCGCAGCTCGTGCAAATCCCGTGCAGGTTGTGCCGGCAATTCGCGCACACCTGCGCCCGCCGCGTCGCCTCGTCAAGCGGCACAAGATACTTGTCTGGATACCGCAGCGCCTTATACGCGAACCCGCGCGTCGCGTCCCGGATCTTCTTCGACGATAATATCTTGAGCCCGGTGTCCCGCCCGCCCTTGCAAAACCCCTTCGGCAGCCGCTGACAGATGTAGTTCTCTATCCGCGCCACCATCTCGGCGTCGCCGGGCCAATCCAGCTGCTTGTCGCGGTACCATTTCCGAAGCTGCAAAAGCAGACCTGTTTTCATGGGGGCCTGGAACGGATACTTCACCCCCTCATGGAGGATGGTGTACGCCCAGCCGATCGAGGGCGTCGTGCCCGGGTTGATGAACCGTGCCCGAGCCTCGCTCATTTCAAAGCCTCCATCGCATCGTCCGCCAGCTTCAAATGATGCCGTTCCAGCCGCTGCGCATCTTCCACCGCGGGGTCCGGCGGCTCCACTTCCCCGACCACCTCGACGCGCCGATACGGATTTTTCATCTTCGGCTCGACGCCATGGTCGTGCGAAAAGAACCACTCCGCCTCCTCCCGGGAATCGAACAGCTTCGTGGAGACCCAGCCGGTCCCCCGAACCTGGAACTTCTTCACCGGGTGCCCTGCCGCAGAAGTGGCAACCGAGACAATGCGAAGCTCGTCCCCGGAAAACGGACACTGCTTGCGCGGCCCCGGCAACCCGAGCAGCTCGACCTTAGTTGCTTTCTTCGGGCGAGCCATCGCCTTCCTCCTTCGGCTCCGCCAGCCGGAAAAGTTCCGGATGCTGAATCATGTTGAGCGAGTCGTTCACCCACATGCCAGCCTCGCGCAGTTTGACCAAAACGTTGTCGAAGTTACGGCCCAACCCGGGGTGCTGGAGATACGGAGCAAACAACTCCTCCACCGCCTTGTAGCTCGCTTCGAGCGCCTGCAAAAACGCACGCGCGCCCTGCGGCAATTCGTTCTCTCTCGGGGGAGTGAAATCCGGCTTGATCTGTTCATCGTTCATCTGTGTCTTCTCCTTACACGCCAGCCGTTTGTCCGTACGCCCGGGCATCCAGGTCATACTTCCGGGCCAGCTGCTTCAACCCGGAAATTCGTTCAAAAGGCGAAGTCTCGCCCAAGTATCTTGAAGGTACTCTATCGGCCCCGGCCAACATATTCAAGTAAAATCGCAGTACCCCGACCGCAATGGACAACGCATCCATTTCGTCCGGAGAATCTCCCGACGACATCTCCGCCCCGTCCCGTCTGGAAGTCTTTTTGGACAGCAACCGCAGGGGCTTTTTATCCGGCTCCATCGGCCGGCTGGACAACTGGTTGGCTGCGACGAGCGGGAACTCCCGCATCTGTCCTTTCTTGATGAATTCCGCGGCAGCCGCCCAAAGCTCTGTTGTCTGATTGTAAAACCGGTCCTTGGCCAGCAGCCGTCCCCCCGCAAACATCGGGAGCTCGGACGCCTTGGCATTCGCCACAAAACGCAAAACCTGCATGAAATGCGAAGTCTGCATGTGGTCGGCCAGGGACTGCGTCGCACTATCATCCACCCCAATCAGATTTGCGGGTACGTGAAGCTCCTCCGCATAATCCTTCAACGTCACGCCGACCTGCTCGGTAACCGGTACCTTGGACGACGCTTCGATTTTCACATACCGGGGCTCGTGGCACAAGATCTTCAGCTGGTTGTTCACATCGAGTCCTACGGACAGCGCCTGCATCACCGCCTTGTTTCCCTTTTCGCTGAACGCAGGGTCGCAACCGATAACCGTGACCGCTGGAGACCCGTACCACGTTACCTGCTCCAGTGCACCGCTTCTCATGACTTCGGACATGGTGATCAGGGTTTGTCTCTTCCCCTGGGCAGGCGGGAATCCGCGAACCATGGTCCAGACTTCGGGGTCGTCCTCGTTGCCCCCCGCTTCAGTCAGGATCTGGTCGAGGCGGGTGCGGGTAAGCAGGAACGAATACTTCTTGTCCCCGTTCGGGCAAAGGATCGCGGGGCTGCGCAGCCCGTCGTGCCGCCGAACCTTACCGTATCGGCTGCGCCACTCCATCGAGGTTTCGGGGTCGAGGGCCGCGAAACCGCCGGGAAGAAGCGGGACGGAGTATTGCGCCGCGAGATCGGTGAAGCTGTCCGGGTTGCACAGCCCGATGAGTTTGAAGTTCTTCGTGCCGATGGACAGATTGGTGCGGACCTTCATGGCCGCCGGACGCATCTGCGCGAGCTCGTCCAAAATCAACCGCACGTACGGAAGATGCGCGCCGGCCAGTTTCGACCGCGCCTCCTGGTCTGACCCCTCCGCCACGGCCACGCCGCGAATGGATGCCTTGTCCGTGCCGGAGCCGAATTCGTCGTCCCCGTCCAGGATGATGGCGCTGTCGGTCTTCCGCAGCTTGCCGGGCATGTCGTAAGCCGCCGCATACTTCTTTACAAGCTGGAAATACCGCAAGACAGACTCGTAAGAGCGCAGCTTCAGCATCTGGAGAGACGTGGATGCCAGGATGGAAACGGTCTCGTTGGGGTCGACCATCCAGTCCACGAGAGTCAGTAGACCATAGTCGTTCGATTTCCCCGATGACGCTGCGCCCCAAGTAATTACGAAGTCTTCGGTCGTCCAATCATATACGTGCTGCTCGGCCCATTCGTGCCGGACGAACTCGTTGCGAGGGATCAAGGAGTAGATCGCCCGCCAGAAGCAATTCCACGGCTCCTTCTCGGTGCAAGCCGCATACTCCGGCTCGCGCCAATGCTTCCAGACCTTGAGGTCGATCAGGGCCTCCGGCATGTCTTCGGGCCAATCCAGCCCGTACTTCGTTATGACACCCTCAAACATGGGTGCGCTCCCGGTGCCGGCGCCAGGCCGGGCCGCCGCCGACGCGCACGGCGCGGAAGATCGCGTTGATCTCGCCGTTGCGCCCGTCGAGCGACGGCATCATCTGGAACAAGAGCGTGTCGGCCATTCCCCTTGTCAGCCGCATCCAAGTCCACTTCGTCTTCGACGCCCCCGGCTCGACCTCCACGCCATGTTCGACTGCGACGGCGCGAGGAAGGCGTACCCAGCACCCAGCGTCCCGGTATGCGGCGTCATGGAAAAAGAACGCGAATTTGAACCGCCCGAAAGGCTCCAAGTCGGCCCAGTCCTTGCACGCCTTCCGCGCCAGCTTCGGGGTGCTTCCGCCGTCGGTGATCAATGGGGTGTCGAACATATAGTCGTAGCCCGACTCGTGCGCGAAGTGTAGCGGGTCGCGTGCGTCGTGCGCGACAAACCGGCATTCCGCCCCGGCATATCCGGCTTGTTCTGCCGCAGCCTCATCCACGGGCATTTCCATCGGGGCGCGGCCAAGCCATTGGCCACGGATGCGGGCCTTCTTCGTGGCCCACTTCTTGGCGTACTCTACGGCCAAACCGGCGAGGATTTTCGCTACGATCAGTCCAGCGTTCGCGCTCATGTGAGGTACGCCTTCCATGCGAGGAAACCGACAAGGAGAATCCAGCCAAGCATTCCGAAACCTTGTTTCATGACTTCCTCCTTCACGGTCTGCGCTGGATTCTTGAAAAGTTTGGCCCCTGGGCATTCGGACATGCGCTTCGAGCAGTCCTCCTCCGTCACCGTGTTTCGCGCGACGAGTATCCGAAGGTGGCCAACGATTTCGCCGACGGCCTGCTGCATTTCGACCTCCGTCGCGCTTCCGTCGAGGAGCTTCTTCTCCAAGCGTTCAAGGTTTCTGTCCATGAACTTCTTCGTGTCCTTCTCGTCCGTCATGGCCAAACGACCTCCGCGACATTGCTCCGTTCTTTCACCGTTCGGCCCGCGGTCCTCGCGTGGCCGGAAACCAAAATATAAAACCTCTCGCCCGATTTCGGGCGCCATGATGATAGCGGCTTCACCTTGAAGTGGTCGCCCTTCGACCCGTCGAGGCATCCGACGGGCTTCGACTGCTGGCCCTTCCGCAACCATTCCCAAGTCGCCGCCTGCCATCTGCCGCCGACCTTCGCAATCGCCCAGACATTCGCATTCGTGTCTTTCCCCGTCCCGCTCGTAGCCACCGGCCAAACGTTCGCCTTATCGTAGGGAAAATGAATGTTTTTGGCGTCGATTTTAGCCGTCAGCTTCGCCGTCGCCGGCCAGTCGCGGACGCTCGCGTGGAGCCATGCGACATCGGCAAGCTCGGCCGGCCAGTCGGAAGATCCGCCGTCCGACGGTTTCGCAGTCAGATTTCCCATCGCGTCGATGGCGGCCTCGTCGTATTCTGCCACGTCGAACCCGTAATAGATCACGAAAGCATATCCCGCCGCCACGCCGGCCGCCCGCCATGCGGAAATGGCCGCCGGATTCCCTCGACCGTAGACGTTCCCGGCCTCGTTC